CATTTGCATTTGCTTATTCATCAAACATCTCGTTAACGGTTAACTCGTTCTCGTTTGAGCCAGAAATGGTTCAGGCACTTGACAAGCTGTACATCTTTAGGGGACAAGCTGGACCAGAGATTGTTGCTACACTATCAAATCCGTCAGTAAGTAACGGAAATACAGTGACAGTTACGATGACCACAGCAACGCCACATGGCTTGCGTGTTGGCTCAGAGGTAGACATCATTGATACGAGCGCTCCGTATCAGCACGCTTACTTTCACAGAAATGTGATTGTTACAGGAGTGCCGAGCGCAACACAGTTTACATGGTCATTTACAAACACAACTGGATCAACAGTTCAGGCTCACACAAACATCACTGGCTTTAAGATTCAACAGGCCAATCCTCCGCTTGTGTGGGATGGCACATCTGCTTCGCTGGCTCTGATTGACCAAACTGGAGTCAATATTGACGGCACCTACCCGCTGCCTCCTGGGGAGTTTGGCTTGTACTTTCAGAACAGGATAGTCGTTAAGACGGCTGACACGGAAATTATCGCCACTGACATCCTCAGTGACCGATATGACCCTCTAAACACGTTTACGGTTAATCAGGGAGGCAATGACAGAATTGTTGGAGTGCTCCCGTGGATTGAGAATCAATTCTTGGTTTTCATGCTGAAGTCAATCTATGTGGCATACATTGATCCGCGGTTTGATCCTACCGCTCCAGATCAAAGCCAGATCACAGTAGTGACTACTGAGGTGGGCTGCCTAGCCCGGCACAGCATCGTTCCTGCCGGCCAGTTCGTGTTCTTCTTTAGCGGCAAAGGCGTACACATGCTCACGCCTCAGCTCGATCTAAAGCTGCTTGGAAACACGATGCCGCTTAGTGAGCCCATTGATGATTACTTTGATGGCGTAAACTTTGACTACGCCAAAAAGGTAACGGCAGTATATTTTGATAACCGATTCTTTATTGCGTTTTCAGTTAATGGCGCTTTGTTTAACAATTCCATTTTAGTGTACAACACACTAAATCAGGCATGGGAGAGCATAGACACCTATCCAGAAGGGATGTCTATCGACAACTTTGTGCCGGCATTCTACAACAACAAGCGCAGGTTGTTTATTGTCTCAAACATTGGAATGCCAGTAAATGTTTTAGTAACGCCATTTGGATCAACAACTCCAGTAAACGTACTTTACGGCAAATACGGTGGCATCTTTTTGGCAGAAGAACTTGAGGGAGGAGACGAGTTTATTGGCATTATTGGAACGCCGCTTTTGCCATTTGATCTTCCTGCCACACTAAGCGCATCGTCATACGTTTCTGTGCCTGTAGCTGCTAGTATCCGCTCTAGGGAATACACGTTTGACACTCAGATGACAAAGCGGTTTAGCCGGGCAGAGTTTAACTTTAACAACACTGCTGGAGACGACGTGTCAATATACACGACCGTTCACGATCCAGACGCAACTGAAGAAATACTGCGGTACGTTTTTACTGGATCGGCGCAAATTGACGGGACAATAAGACCGCGCATTGCCATGAAGGGAGTTGGCATTGATGTTGAAGTTGTGTTCAACAAAGGAAGACCAGCATTGAAGGGCACAAGCATCTATGCTATCAACTCCAACAGAGGAATGATTACCGAAGAATAATATGGCACAAATTCAAGCAGGAGTAACTTACGCGACTGGTGCTCAGGTAACTGCTACCAATCTAAACGCGCACGTCAACAATGCGGTGCTTGTGCCTGGTGCCATCAGTGATCAGACGGCTGCATCTTCATCCACTTCGGCTGACAGTGTGCTCTTGCTTCAGGGTGGTGTGCTCAAGAAGGCAACTCTTGCTCAGCTTCAGGGTGGCGTTGCGCCTGATGTTGCCAATTACGTTCAGAGGAATGGCAGTGTTGCCATGACCGGCGAGTTGACCTTGTCTAGCTCGACTCCGGTGAATGCCTTGTCAGCGGCTTCTAAGGGATACGTTGATACTGGGCTGGCAACTAAACAGACATCCTTGGGCTTTACGCCAGTGAATAAAGCTGGCGACACAGGTGTAGGCCCGTTGGCTTTGGCTGCCGATCCTGTCAGTGCGCTTCAGGTTACCACAAAGCAATACGTTGACACTGCCATTAACACTGCTGTTGCACCAAAGGCTAACTTGGCTGGAGCTACATTTACTGGAGCGGTGACACTACAGGCTGATCCGTCAGTGGCACTGGGGGCAGCTACCAAGCAGTATGTCGATACTCAGGCATCTGCTTCTAATCTGCCTGCTGGTGCCATCATGGCGTTTTATCGCAACGCTGCTCCAACTGGCTGGCTGGAGTGCAATGGACAGAGTGCTGCTGCGTATCCTAATCTTGTTGCGTTAGGCATCGTCACTGTGCCTGACCTTCGTGGCGAATTTGTCCGCGGCTGGGATAACGGAAAGGGAACCGATCCAGGCCGTACACTTGCTTCATCGCAGCTTGACGAGTTTAAGAGCCATACCCATCAGGCTAAAGGATCTGAACTATTAACTGGCGCATCAAATGGATTTTGGTGGGATGGAGTTGGAGCAGCAACCAGAACAACGCTTGCAACTGGTGGTAGTGAAACCCGCCCGCGCAACATTGCGCTCATGTACTGCATTAAGACGTAATGAAAACTCTTACGCCTGATTTGTGGGACAAAATAGTCGAGGCGTTTTACCAAAAATCACTCAACCACCTAAACATGGTTGGGCACGCAACAAAAAGTGAAGTTGAAAACTACCTGTCATTTTACGGAGTCCATAACTCCATTTACTGGAGCGAGCAGGATGGAGAGATCCGTGGAGTTTCAACCGCTCATCCAGGCAAACGAGATTTTGATTGGAATTGGTCAGATGAAAATGGAATATGGACTGCTCATGTAGTGTGGGCAGATAACGTAAAAGCTCACGCTGACGTGCTAAAACAATTTCTGCAAACCAAGCATCCAGTCAAAGAACTTTACACTTGGAGAAAAGAGCAACCAGTTCCATTAACTGTTAAAAAGTTAGAAAGGATTTTGTCTTATGGGCGGCGGTAAAACAACCATTCAAGCACCAGCGGCTCCTAATTATCAGGAGTCGATGCGAAGCATTCTTGAGGCGCAGGTTGCAATGGCTCCTCAAGTGTACGCTCGGGAAGCTGAATACCAGCCCAAATACAATCAACTTCAGGCTGAACAACAGGCTTATCTTGGTGAGCAGGCGCTGAAACAAGCCGCGGAGATGTATCCGCAGGTTGCCAAGATTGAGGCTGACTACACTGCTGCCAATCGTGCTGCTGAACTTGAGCAACTCCAGAAGACTCTACCTCAGTATCAGCAGGCTTTTGCCGCACTGACGCCCGGCTATCAGGAAGCCCTTGGATCTGCCGGCCAGTTGGCGCAGCAGTCTTTTGCTAAGGCACTACAGACCCCTCAGTTGACTGCATTTGAGCAGGGTGTTGGTGGCCCTCAAATGCGCTCTGGGCTTAACCGCATTAACCAAGGCATCGTCAATCAGTACGTAAACACGATGCCAGGCATGGGCGACTATGCCAACTTCTTGGCTGAGAACAGTCGGCGCGAACTGGAAGCTGGACGCAGTCTTACACCAGAAGAACAACGCATTGCTGACCAGACTGCCCGCTCTGCTTTTGCCGCCCGCGGCACGGCACTAGGTGGCCAAGCTGTAGGTGCGGAGATCTTAAACCGATCTCAGGTGGCTAACCAACGCTACCAAGAGCGCCTTGCTAATGCTCAGCGTGCAGCCGGTCAGATTCAAGCTATTTACCAGCCAGCTCTAGCAGAAGCTACCGCTCGCCAGCAGGCTGGCTTGCAGTACGGACTTGGCGCACAGCAGCAGGCTTTTGGACAGGCTTTGCAGCGTGGCCAAGCGGAGCAGCAAAGACTGTCTGCTGCCACCAACATTCAGGCTGGTCAGGCACAGCTTGGCGCTGGTGCTATGGGTCAGCTTCAGTCTGCCCAGGCTCCTGTGTTGCAGGCTTTCTACAAGCAACCTATCCTTCAAGGCCAGACCAGTGCAGCGCAGCAGATGGGCTACAACATGGGCCAGGCAGCAGGGCCACAGTTGTTCAACCCAGAGTCACAGACTGGCATGGGCTCGATCTATGGTGCGTACAACGCGCAGATGAACCTAGCCGGCGCTCAGGCACAAGCAAATGCCAGCAAGCAAGCTGGTCAGAGGGGGATGATTGGCTCGCTTGGTGGCGCTGCTATTGGTGCTGCGGCTGTGTTTTAATGAAAGCCGGAGCCATAATTTCACTAGCACTCAGACACGCAAAGCGTCCTGCCGTTTTATGGAGCGGCGGGAAGGACAGCACTGTGCTGCTTGATATTGCCAGAAGGGTGCGCCCAGACATTGAGGTGATTCACTTCAAGTTGCCATTCCTTTCGCACAAGTACTCCTTTCATCATAGGATTCAGGAATTGTACAGCATGACTGTACATGACTGGGTTCCTGTGTCTGTGGCCTTAACGCATGGCAATGACAGGATAGATGTTTGTGAAACCTACTCACTCGGAGATGGGCACCTTAAGGTCATGCGGGGCACTGAGCCGATGGAGCAGGGATCACCCTGGGTGTGTGGCAAAGAGTGGCTAAACCGCCCAAAGGGACACATCGTGTCTGACTTTGACGTCTTGCTGTGCGGCCACAAGAGCAGTGACGAAGATCCGCTTACTGGAGCCATACCGCTTGAGGTGGACAAGAAGATTATTGGTCCAAACACGGAGATGTGGTTCCCGCTGAGGAGGTGGACGGATGATGATGTGGCTTCGTACCTCAAAAGCAACAACGTGCCATTTGACAGGCATCGCTACGATGAGGACGTTGTTAGCAAGCCAGGCAAGCACATGAACT